CAGATGGCGGGAAACCTGAATGGTGGTCAAAGGATGCCATGAAGGAAATTATGGGAGGCGACACATCGAGTCCTCGCGGTAGCAGAATTGGTGACTCCACATCGTCCAGATTGTCGCAGACAATGGCGCGACATGCTGCAATTAATTCACAACTTACAGGTTCAAGAAGCATAACTTCTGCGTATAGGACATTCGGCCTTGGTTCTCCAAGCTCTGACCATGCAACTGGAAGGGCCTATGACCTGGTCGGACAGAATCTAGGTGCATATTCAAGACTTGTCCACGCAAACGGTGGGTTTGCCGAATTCCACGGCCGTGGTGGTTCGCGACACTTGCATGTAGTTCCTGGTCCTGGTCCGTTTGGAGATACACCGGTTCCATCAATGTACAAAGCCCCACAGATGGCTTCTGTATCGAGCGGTACGCCGACCACAAATAACATAACAATCAACGCATCTCCAGGCCAGTCGCCAGAGGCAATAGCGAATGCCGTCATGAGAAAAATTGATGAGCGTAATAGAAACAAGGACCAGCGTAGATAATGTCAGAAGAAAATAAACTCCATAACGGACAGCTTCTATATATAAAGACGCGGTTTCTCCCTGTAGTACAGGTTAACTTTTCGCCGAGTTATTCCGGTTATCCAATTTTCCATTACTACAAAGTAACTGATGCAAAAATTGCAAAAATCGAAAATCCAACTGGCGGTGGATTCACTAGAATGGACAACAAGGAATACTGGCGTCCATTTCCAAGCATCATCGAGACGTATGAGTACACGCCTGGGGACGAACTTGTTCAGCAGATATATCAAGGAAGAAATACCGCTGTTACAGAAAAAGACCCAGCCAACACTGCTTCAAGACTAAATAATCCAACTTCAGTCGCTAATACAAAATATGCCGGAGCATCAACTAATGAAATGAGAATATGGGGTGGGGATACCTATAAGGCGACAACTCAGACCATTAAGTGGGAATCAATCTCAAAATATGACACAATTCCTGTTCCAGCACTCCGGATGGCAAAAACCAATCCATATATTTCAGAAAATATTAGAGTATGGGCCAAAGTTGGTGGTTCGAACTTAACTCAAGATACTGGTTTTGTTTACTGGTGGAATCCAGTCGACAAAGTTTTTCATATAGTTAATCCAAGTATCGTATTTGCTACAAACATAAATACCGAAAGAGTAACTGGTGAATCGCAGTCGCAATACAGTTTGCGAGATTCATTGAACGAGGGGAAAATATTAGCCCTAATACTCCAAGGAAAAACACGCGAGCAAGCAATTGAGCAAATAAGCAACGCCGCAGCTGGTGGTGGAGCAGGTGGAGGCGCTGGTGGCAATGGTGGGGCAGGTGCTGGCTCAAAGGGAACTGCAACCCTTGCCGCTGGTGGCGGCTCAACATCATCAACGACTGGTACTGCACCAAATTCTACTATTCGTGCAACAGTTCGTGTACGGGGAAATTTTGGCTATATAGAACCAGGGGAAATCGAGGGCGGAGGAGCCCAGATGGTTCAGTACTACAAATCAAGCAGCGGACAAGCACCTCTAACAGCAAGACATATATTTAGTCCAAAACCGAATCAAATTAATTATCAAAATATTGGTTCTGAATGGACAGAAATTGAACGTGCTGGGCGCATACCTCTTGTTGATTGGAAAAACTATAAACTCATGCGGGTTTCATTTCAGTTTCTCGTTATACCGGATGAAACATATCGACTTGGAGCATTCGGCGAAACCGCAAATGATGGGATAACTCTTTCAATAGATTCAAAACTTGAGGTATTGAGAAATATTGCAGCCAGGCCATATCCGGTTATTCTGTACGGGTTTGATGACTTGCTTGCCAATGCCAATCCATTTTCAATGTCGACTGGTGCTGGTGTTCAGTTTGCGATTACGGACTTTTCTATAACATCCATGATGAGAACGCCAAATGGGTCAATCAACAGAGCCCAATGCGATATAACTCTTCAAGAAGTACCAATTGAATATATAAATATAATCTCTTTGCCCAAACTTATTCCTGGACAAACTATTCGCCCAACGAATCCTGGCGACGAACCAGAATACGGGGAACGGCTGCTTATAACCGACCAGGCAAATCAAATTGTTGAAGTCAAGGGCTATGAAAGCAAGTAAATAGGCACAACAATGGCAGTTATTCCATACCTTCCACCAAACATTTCTTCTTTTAGTGGTAATGCGCAGAACGTAGCCGGAGAGATATTAATTGGTTCATTGTCTGACGGAATCATGGCATCCATAGACCATTCAATTACGAATGTTTCTGTTGAGTATTCAATGTCGGAAGCTTCGCAGTTGAGTTTCGATGTTGTAGAAACAATGTCTACTGATTTTTCGCGAGTTATTGACCCAGAAAAAACACACCCCCGCAGGCTTGAATTTGCATACAACAATTATTTCAATATAGGCAGAGATGTCATATATGAAACCAGGACGCTTAATGAGTTAAGCAATGAATTTAGCTCAGAATTCAATGTCATAAAGCAATCTCAATTATTTGAAATAGCAACAGTTACGTTTTCTCCTGGTCCTGGAGGAAGCCCTACATGGCAAGTTAAATGTTTTTCTAAAGCGATACAGCAAATGAAAAGAGATAGAAACCCAGGAACAATAAAAGGAACTGGGAGTAATTTTGTAAAACTTGCTGCTGAAAAATATGGGCTTAAATCATTTGTGCAAGAGACATCAAAAAAGCCATCGATAACAAAAGCCACTGGCGATAAGCACGCCGACTCATTGTGGGACGTTTTGACGCGCATGGCATCAGATGCAAAATTTGTGATATTTGAAGTTGATGGCTATTTGGTTTTTGCCTCAGAACGATATTTGATGAATAAATGGGGTATCGATAGTGGTGACACTATTCAGGTAGTAAATAAAAAAACAAAACAAAAAGAAACAAAACCTGCAAAGTACATACCATTACAGTATCCAGCAGTATTCAAGGGGACTCCTGGATATTTCTTCGCAATGGGGTATCCGACAATAAACGTTTCAAATAACGACCCTCGGTATGGCGACGGCTCGATAGAGGTTGATAGGCAAAACGGAACACAAATCAGACCTGGCATGACAGCCTATATAGGAGATGTCCCAGGCAGTAATGGGTACTACCTTATCGATTCCGTGTCGTTTAATGATAGGTCACCAGACCCAGTATCTATTTCTTTTAGGAAACCAACACCAGAAGTAGATAAGCCGAGAGAAATAGATATTGGTCTTCGATTTATACAAACATCTCAAGACGTTCGCGTTCCAACGAGAGTTACACCAAAAAATGGAGTTAAACCAAGACCGGCTCCACCAGATGCTCGATATTTCCCACTTCCAACAGCAGATACTGAGTACAACTTCTCTGCTGTGTACCCAAGAATGAAATCTGGGATTATCGAGATTGGGAATATCCCCCTTTATTCACGGCCAGTGATGACTGTTAATGGGGAAGTTAAAACTACATTTTCAATTACTAAATATATTGACGGAAGTGGTAATGAGCAGCCGAAGTGGCAGAGTGGCTATACGGCGCTTCTAATCACCCCTATATGGACAGTTGGGGGAATTGCAGTTGAACTAACAGAAGCAGAAGCGTACGCAAAATATCAGTCTGATGGGCTATTTCTTGCGAAGCTCGATAGTCCTGCAAAAGCTGCGACATATGGTGATTTGATTCATCGGCAACAAATCGAGATATTACGCGTCAGATTCCCGGATATCGACTTTTATAGCGGCGCAATTTACCCCAATACGCCAGGTTTGACATGATGTTTATTTTATATATTTACACTCTTTGCTTTATTTCTCTTAATGTAAACTCTAAGTATTCATTTGTAAAAATAGGATAAATATGGCTACTCCAGACATTGTCAATAGACAAAAAGCGTCATCTCACCCATTGAAGCCCGGCTCTTTCTATACCGGGATAGTGACTGCTGTCGATGCATCTGGACGCGTAACCGTGAAAGTGCAGAATCTTGGCGCATCATATGGGCCAGTGATGCCGCTTGGTACAACTACTCTGAATAAACTTAAAGTTAACGATACTGTGTCGTGTACATTTTCGGACGAGTTTTTTACCGACCTGGTCGTGTTTGGTTCGAGCAGGGCAAAAACAGACGTATTTGCAGCAAAAACCGTTGTTGACACACTGCTCACCACGGTAACGAATCTTCAGTCACAGGTAACAAGTCTTGCCGCTCGTGTTACGGCACTGGAGAACTCCTGACATGGATATGATTAAGTTCCCTATTCGCTTCGATAGGTCTGGGTTACAAAAGCACGTAGATGGTTCTGAGGACTTTTACGCTCAGCTGCTTACGATTGCAATGCTCACCGAGCCACGAACGCACCCATTTTCTCCACGATTTGGAGTTCTTGACCCATCGTTCCGCGGGATAGATAAGGGTGTATTCGTTCTTAATGCAGCTCGATTTGTGCCTGAAGTCCAAATTCTCAACCTCACAAGTGATATAGCCACAGATGGTGGGGAAGCAAAAGTTGAGTTCTCTTTCCGTATAAAGAGTGAGGTATAAAGTGCCAGCAGATTTTTCAAAATATATTGACCTTAGAATATTTGACGCAGAACCAGGAGATATCTATCTTGAGGCTATCGAGCAGGCTCGGCTCACTCTTCCTGAATTCAATCTGCGTGTAGGCACTCCAGAAGATGCGATATTTCAGGCTGCGTCATATATAAGTGCGCTAAGCATCGCGGCAATAAACCGCCTTCCAGACCGCCTTATGGAGGGGATTGTTTCGATTCTTGGTTTTAGTCGTCAGCAGGCTATTGCCGCCGAGGTTGACGTAACGATAACTCTCGATACATATTCTGGTGGAACAGTTCCAGCTGGAACAATATTTAGCTACGAAACACTTTTTGAAGACGAAGTAACTGAGTTCGTATTTGAAACAACAACTGCAATAGTTATAGACGCAGTCGAAAATCCTGAACCAGGAGACGACTACCCAAGTGCTTCAGTGACCGTGACGTGTCTGACTGCTGGAATCATTCCACCAATTACAACACCAGGAACTGAACTGAAAGTTTTGAGCGCTGGAACAAACATTCTGACTGTAGAAACTTTGGCAAATTTTGCAAATGGCATAAATGCTGATGAAGATTCTGATTATCTGTCAAGGGCTGCCACTTATTTGCGTTCATTAAGTTCTGCGTTAAATAAAGCAACACAAGTCGACTCATACATACTAACGCAATACCCAGACACAGTAGGTCGTGTAAAAACATACGACTTAACTGATGGTGACGTAGACCTTGGTGATATAAGCGTTTCTCGCTCAGTTGATATCATTCAGACCTATCTCAACATCAATGTTGCCACAGTAGAAACTGGAGAAGACCATCTTTTCGTTGTTGGCGATGTCGTAACCATTGCGGACTGTGGTGCTTCGTTCAATGGAGAGCGAACGATTACTGGACGCTCTGACACAACATTTTCATTTGTAAGCGTTGCATCAAACTCTGGTAGCACGGCTGTTACCGGCACTGCATCTGCTGGTGTAGATGTTGCTGGAGAGGTAACAGCTTTTGTTTATGGTTTGAATTCTTTCCTATCAACTGAAGAAAAAGAAACTATCCTTCTTGATGTTTCTGACAAATCTGTTGCTGGATTGTCATTTACTGTTCGCGACCCTGACCTGCTGACATTAGAGATAACTGCATCAATAGTTATAGATTCGGCATTCGACCAGGATATTTTGCAGGAAAATATAGAAAATACAATTGTTGACTATTTGTCCCCGGCAAACTTTCCATATACGGATGACAGGGTAAGAAAAACTCGCCTCATATCATTGATAAGCAGAATCCCCGGAGTCATATACGTTGAGTCAATGGTTCTAAATGGCACCAATGATGGATGGTTGCCACAGTATGGAGATGACATACTATTCCTCAATAAAGGCTCCCTCCCAATTGTCTCGCGAGACGATTTAACAATTACTTATACGCTTGGATAGAAGATAATGGCAACAACAGTAAATCTTCTATCGGCAGAAAATGGGCTTTATACAGCAACGTCTTCTAGCGTAACTGTATCAATTGCAAATTCTGCACCAGGTTGGATTGGTGATAATTGCACAATATCTGTTATTCCTACAGAATTTATTACAAATCTTAGGTATGTTTTGCGCGTTGCCCCATCTGGCTCCGGAGATGTAACAATAGCTCTTTTGAACGAGCCTTTGCGGGTTTACGAAAATGGCAAAACTCTTTCGTTTAATGCAAAAGTTAAACCACCTGCAGAAGTTGTTGTTACGACAACACTTTCTGTAGATGGGGAAGAAGTTCAAACCGGCCACCAACAGGCACTACCTGGTGGAACATATGGAGCGATTCAGTCGAATACGGTCGTCGTTCCATCTGCGTCAGTTGCCAATTCAGTAAGTGCATCAATATCGATAACAGGACATAATGGGCAAAATATTTACCTCACCTATCCAAACCTCATTGATGACCAGGCTTTTTATCAAAATAGATACGTTAATCTATCTCGCAATTTTATGCCTGATTTTTATTGGGAAAAAGACTCATTAGAACAATATCCAACTGCACCATTCCATAGATTAATCGATATCTTGTTTGATGCTTCAAATGAAGTTTTGAGAGAATATCAAGCAATTTACAGCTTTGAAAAAGACGAAGTTTCAGACAAAAACATACTGTCCACAGAAAATGGGCAAAGCGCACTCGTAAGTGTCCCATTTGTTAGAGATAAGTATATTAATTGGCTTTCACAATTTACTGGATTTCTCGCAAAGAAAAATATTGCCGACGCACAAGAAGAACCATTTTTCCCGTCACACGGTGTCGAAAGACAGTATCTTGAGTGGCAGCTGAACACTTCTTCGTATGGAAGAGCTGCTGGAACTCGACAAGCATTAATTGAGGCTGCTCAGCAGGTTCTTATATTTACGGAAGATGGAGAAGACTCAACTCGAACTGTTTCTATAACCCCAAACTACAATGACAATAGTTGGGACTTTCTTGTACGAACGTTATCGAATGAAACCCCAGACGCAAATGCCGGAGAATCAAGCCATCTAGTTCTTGCCGCTATGGAACCAGCAAGACCAATGGGGTATCGCATCTTTCATACCACGGTCGATGAGTTCTATCTAACTCTTGACGACCTCTCGTATGGTCGACTTGGAGAAGTCCAGCTTGGCCCAGTTATTCTGCCGACATCACCCATAGACGTCACCAGTGCGTCTGTGGGTGCTACGGCGGCAACCTTCTACTTCCTTCCACTTTCGGCCACAGGGGGAGACGGTGGTGGCGTCATATCCAATTACGAGTACGCACTATCAACAAACGGTTTCTCGTTTGGTGCCTATCAAGCCCTGTCTCCAGCAAAGGGTTCACCCCCAATAACAATTACAGGACTTAATTCAGGACAAATTTACTATGTCAAGTTTAAAGCAATTAATGAGGCTGGAACTAGTGAAGAAGAGTCAACAGCATTTGTTTTTACCACTTTATAACCCAATGATAAACTTAAGTTTTGTAAATAAGGAGAAATAGTATGGCAGGCGCAGGAATCCGAGTATTTTCATCTGGAGAAATACTCACGGCTGCACAAGTTAATCAGTATTTGATGGACCAGGTTATTACCCGGTTCGCTGATGTTGCTACGCGCGATGCCAGTTTTGGCGGCGTTGGCCAGCCGACTTTGACCGAGGGCCGCTTTTGCTACCTCGATAGTACCAACGTCGTTCAATATTATGACGGAAGTTCGTGGAATGACGCGTCGCAGTTTACCGTGGGAGACGGAACAATTACCACAGCGAAGCTCGCAGACGGTTCTGTAACTGCAGACAAAATTGCTGATGGAACAGTAATCGCTGCAGATATAGCAGATGGAACCATAACCAATGCAAAGATAAATGCTTCTGCTGGAATCGTTGACACAAAACTAGCGACAATATCTACAGCTGACAAGGTCTCGGTTTCAGCTATAAACATTGATGGAGCAACGGATATTGGCGCAGCGCTGGCTGATGCGGACTTGATTATCGTTGACGATGGTGGAGCTGGAACTAACAGAAAAGCTGCAGCAACACGCATAAGTGATTATGTATTCGGCAAGGTTTCTGGGGACGTACTTATTGCATCAAATGGTGCGGCAACAATCCAGGCAAACTCTGTCGCCCTCGGCACAGACACGACCGGAAACTATATGACCGACGTATCGGCTGGAACAGGGATAGCTGTAACACATACACCAGCAGAAGGCTCTACTGCAACTATTGCTCTTGCAGATACAACGATTGTTACAAATGCTGGAAATTATTCAATAACAACTGCAGATAAAAATAAAATTATTGAGATTACTGGAACATCTTCTGCATCAGTCACTGTTCCAGCTAACTCGTCGCAAGCATTCCCACTTGGCTCGCAATTGACGGTTATTCGTAACGGCAGCGGAACAGTAAGAATTATTGCTGCTGGTGGCGTAACACTTAGGTTCACTCCTGGAGACTTCTTGAGAGCTCAATATTCTTCTGCAACGCTAATCAAGCGTGCTACAGATGAATGGTATTTGATTGGCGACTTGAGCGCATAATGAAGTTTATTGGTAACGATTCAAGTGGCGGAAAGTACGCTGATGCGCCAACAAACGTTACCGCTACTGCTGGCGACGCTTCAGCAGATGTTTCATTCACCCTTCCTGCATATGACGGAAAGGGAACAGCAACGTATCTTGCAACATCAAGTCCTGATGGGAAAACTGGAACAGGTTCAAGTTCTCCAATTTCAGTGACCGGATTGACGAATGGAACCGCATATACGTTTACCGTCTCAACTGTAACTGGATATGGTGTTACTGCCGTATCTGCCGCATCGGGCTCTGTCACCCCAGTTGCGCCTCCCTACTTCCCTCCATACTTCCCGCCATACTTCCCACCATTCTTCCCGCCAGACTTCGACCCATGTGCTGGAGCATCGTGTGTCGCTGGCGGCACGTTCTCGGTCTCGTGCTGCAATAGCGGAAGCCTTGGGTGTAGGGCGATTTATCAGTCATATTCATCAAGTCCTGCTGGCTGCTTAACATGCAATGCTGTACTAATATCTGAATGTAGCGGACCAGCTTGCAGCGGAATACCAGGCGACTGCTAATATAAAAACAGGAGGCATTATGCCAGAACAAAATTGGTCATACCCGGAAGATTTTGAAGTCTTTGCATTAATAATTGACGGAGAGGTTGCAACAACCCACGGCCTACAAAAGGAGACTTTGCCGATGGAGATTGCTGCATGGTCGTCTAGTCCGACTGTTGTAAAAATTCCATCAGATATCAAACATCTTGTACAGGGTGGATGGACTTTCGATGGCACAACATTTTCGCCACCGGAGTGATAATGACACCTTGGCAGGAGTATAAAGCAAAACTCGGTTCAACACGGCCGTGGGATATTTTCAAACAGGAGGCCCACAATACCGATGAGCAAACAGCGATTGATAGGTATGCAATCTGTCTTGAGTGTGACAGACTCGCATCATTCACAAAGCAATGCAAGGAATGTGGGTGTGTGATGCCGCTAAAAGTCAAGCTTAAGAAAGCAGAGTGTCCACTTGGCAAGTGGTAATTTGCCGTGCCTTCGATATTTGTGCAGATTCCTGCATACCACGACATTGAGCTCGTAAACACAATAGACAGCATCTACCTAAATGCTTCAGGTGAAAACACAATAAATGTTGGAGTTCACTTTAACTATTTTGACAACCTCCCCTATCAAGTAGAAAAATGTCTGTCTAATAAATTCAATATTGGGGCTATTAGGAGTATCGCAAATAAAGCGCCAGATGGACTTGGTGCATCACTTTCCAGATATATAGCAAACTCCCTGTACGACAGCGAAGATTATTATCTTCAGCTTGACTCCCATATGATATTAAGAAAAAATTGGGACGCTTTATTAATAGAAGATTTTAAATATTTAGAACAATACTATGATTCAAAAATCGCCATCAGCGCATATCCAAACATGTACACACGAAATAAAGATGGAAGAGTAATTAACAATCTTGGGTCATGGGTAGATTCTCCCGCCGACAGCAATGATGTTGACATGAATGATATAAATTGGATTAGCCATGCAATTGGGTTTAAAATAAAACCAAAAATAGATAGATGCATAGAAAGAAATCCAACAGATAGTAGACATAACAATATCTCTGGAGCGTTTTTATTTTCCACTGGGGATATGAGTCAAATATATACCCCACTTCCAAATGTGATAATAGAAGAAACAATCCTTTCGATGAAGATTGTTTCTAGCGGGTTTAATGTAGTTGGGGGATTAAGAGAAATTGCACGACATCTTGGACCACATCCATATATGCTTACGTTAAATGGATTTGACAATATCCGTGATGAAGAATACGAGAAACTGCTTTTGGAATATCCACGCAGACTTGCAAGGGTTGACTTTGCGGAACTACACCCTGTTTCGAGGGATATCAATATCGTCAAAGACCAACTAACCGGTAATCCCAAAGATGGGTATATCTTATTTAACAACATGACGCTAAATGAATATCTTGAACTATCTGAACTGGAAATAGTCAGATGACAGAATCAATCAAATACTCAACTGAGTATGGCTCGATAATCGTCATTGATGATTTATTTTCGGACTTCCTAATAAATAAAGTCCTCAAATCCATTCTTACAATGCCACTTATTAAAGGAACGCCAGAGTCTGGTGGATTTGACACAATCTCTTTTGACATGGGGGCCAGAGTTTGTGGTTTTAATTTCAATAACGTTTACAACTTAATCTACGAAAGACTTAAAAGTTATTTACTGAAAGAGTTTGGAATTTCAGTAATATTTGACGGTAGTAAAATTGGCAATCCTTCAATAAAAATACAAAATCCTGGCCAATATCATGTAGTGCATTCGGACTATGCATATTCGAATAGCACTGCAAACATAGCGAGTAAAATTTTAAATATCAATTCTATAAGTAGCATCATTTGCTTGAGTTCTAACTATGTCGGTGGAAGATTAATATTTCCTGATGAAAACATATCGGTTGACATGAAAGCTGGTTCTGCTTGTGTTTTTACCTCTACTGGACATAGGCATGGGGTTACAGAGGTTTTAGGTGGAGTAAGATACTCCTTGCTTAACTTTGGAGAGGTGATTTAGATGGGCGATAACGAAAACTCTGTAGAGATTGACGATAGTGGATTTTATAAAGACCTGCATAACTATAGACATTTTGCCCTAGTGGTAACAGATGACGAGATTGGGGGGATTCAGCAGATAAGGGTCGACGACGAAAAAGCCATTGAGATATGGGAACTTGGGCCGAGGGTGATTGAAATACCATCAGACGAAAAGGGGACAGTACTTCCTGGTTGGTACCTACGCAATGGACAATTTGTCCCACCAGAGAAAAGAAACGACTAAAACCTAATAGGCTAATATTTGTATATGGCTTATTTGGGTCACGACCATATATATTCTTTCGAGAATTTCATCCCAGATGAGGACAGAAAAGAACTGTTGCGATTCTACGATGAGGAATTCAGCTGGGATGAGACCTGCTCATGGGTGGCCCCAGTAAGTCAGTTCAATAATGGTCCAGTTGTGCTTACTGGCGAATATGCCGAAGAGATAAAAAGGCGCAAATCGAGATGGCCAAAAAATGCCGTACATCCATTAATGATTGAATACGGCGAAAAAATAATGAAACTTGCAAGCGCCACGTACGGCAGAACTCTTGTCCACCGGCTTGAACCGTACATGAAAAAGTTTGTTACTGGTAGCGACCATTCCCCGCATGCTGATTGCGAAGCGCTTGACAGCGGAATTGTCGACTTTATGCCGAGGTACTCATCCAGGGAGTTCAATACGCCAACACTCATCGAAGTAGCGGCTAATTTGTACTTGAATGACGATTTTGAGGGCGGCGAACTATGGTTTCCTTTGAGGGATTTATCGATAAAGCCTAAGCCTGGCCAGCTTGTTCTTTTTCCAGGTGGTCATGAATTTATACATGGAGTAAAAGAAATAACATACGGCTACAGATATGTGCTATTTAGCCCATTAACCAGCCCACAGAGGCTGCTTTTGCATGCGAATGCATACAACATTCAACACGAATTAGATGGAATCAAAAATGAACAGCGATGACAGATTTTTTGGGTACACCCCAACAATTGATGAGCAAGCACTAAAAGAGATGCTGTCAATGGAAATTGATAATCTTGGTGGTGGAGTTATTCGTTTTCCAAATGCAGTGAATATTGATTTTCCGTCAGTAAGTAAATGGATTGATGACAACGCGCTTGCCGCCCATCAACAGAGATGGAAATATTTTGTTGATGACGCTGGCAACACGTATGCCACCAACGAGGACGGCAATAAGTTCTCTGTTGAGCAAATCGAAGAAGTTCCAGTACGAGTTCTCAACCCAGTGGACCACAATACATCTCCGGATATGATTGAACTTTTTAGATACTGGGAAGACCAAATTTATAAGTGTCTAATCAGATACATCCATGAGTTTCCAATGGTTGTTGGAACAATATGGTGGAGAAGTAGAGGTCACGTAATTCGCTACGACAAGGGTGACTACCTTGGGATACACAATGACAACGATTCCAACTACAGAGCAACTGGCGGGAAGAGATATATGCCTAAAGGCCAGATTCAAATGCGTCAGGTTGTTGCGGCTCTGATTTATGTAAATGACTGCGTTGATTCAGAAGATGAGCTTAACGGAACAAATTACCTTGGCGGAGAACTATTTTTCCCATATCTTGGAATTGAAAGCAAGCCCAAAAAAGGAGACATAATCCTTTTCCCAACCAACTATGTTGCAACCCATGGAGTCAAGACAGTTCAAGCTGGACAGAGATACTGCTATCTAGAGTTCTTTTCGCAGGGAAGCTCACACGACGAGGTTCTAATAAACGTTGCCGAACCAGACTCATGCGATGGATGGTGCAGGCCGCATTGGATAGACAGCGTGTATGACGACTATACAAAGTTCTGCCTTGAGGCCGAGTACGGGAAGCCAATAGAGGATATTTCAGGAATACCAAATCCCGTCTACCAAAACCGAACTCTCGAGGGCGACGATGGCCTGCGCCAGCCATACAAGCATCAACAGGTATTCGATATAAACGCAAAGCGTGGCCAGGTAAAAGCTAAC